CTCATTGGGCTGCTGAGACTGAGAAGGATATCATATCAGGTAAACAGGAAACTATTAAGAATAAAACCTTTGGTGATTTGATAAAAAAATATGCCGATGAAGTATCCCCAGCAAAACGCGGGGGCGACTGGGAAGTAAAGCGATTAAACGCGCTCTCACGCGATGAAATATCAGGAGTAATGTTATCCGATCTAAATCAATCTTGCTTTGCATCATGGCGTGACAGGAGGCTACTGGCTGTATCAACAAGTACAGTTAGGCGAGAAATGAACCTCTTAAGCCATGCACTTAACATTTCCTTGAAAGAATGGGGCTGGCTTACGGAAAACCCGCTAAAGGGCGTAAGCCGTCCGCCAGAATCACCCTCACGCGACAGACTAATAACCGATGACGAATTAACCAGGCTTTTATTTGCGCTCGGCTATGACTACGAAGCAGAATTGAATACAGCGTCCAGCCGCGTTGGTGCAGCCCTACTCTTTGCGATTGAAACGGCCATGCGTGCCAGTGAAATAACCGGGCTATCATGGGATCGATTAAACCTTGAGAAGCGCACCGCCATACTGATCGAAACAAAAAACGGCAGCAAAAGAGAAGTGCCATTATCTACGGAAGCAATACGGATTTTACGGCAGCTTAAAACTCATGATGGCTCAGTGTTTCAGTTAAAATCTAGCCAGATAGATTCATTGTTTCGTAAAGCAAAGAAGATGGCCATGATCGAGGATTTACATTTTCACGATTCAAGGCACCTTGCTATCACTAGGCTCGCAAGCAAACTGGATGTTCTTGAATTAGCACGTGCTGTTGGGCACCGGGACATACGCCAACTCCAAATTTATTACAATAAATCAGCAGAAGAGCTGGCTAAGAAATTGGATTAACTGCGCTGGATTTTGAATCCGGGCGGGATTATTGTATTAACAATATGTTAAGTTGATACTTGTTCCGCAATTGTGTAAAAATCATACAGCTACGAGTGTTTATCCATGCAGTAGTGATTATTTTTGCGGAACAGATTTCAACTGTTTCCAAAATGGAAATAGTTCACCAAATCATCCGAAGAACTGGCCAAGAAACTAGATTGAAATTATTTTAGTTTCTTTTTCTGTTTTGTGTTGACAATACAATATAACACAGTATAATAGAACTCAGCAACACGCAATACCGACCAGGCGGAACCTGGAACCTAAAGTGGAGACTTAAAAAATGACAAAGAACGACGCAGTAAAAATTCTCAACCTCACCGGCGAAATTAACCAGGCAGCAATCAAAAAAGCATACCAAGCAGCCAGCTCAAAGTTCCATCCAGATCGCAACCCGGCAGGTTTGGAAATGATGAAGCTTGTTAACCAGGCTTTTGAATTTTTAAAAAATGAGCAGGATTTCATCGTAGAAAATGATACAAACTACGACGAAAAATTAAATGACGCAATTAACGCAGCGATGACAATGGAAGGTGTAGTGATTGAAATTTGCGGATTGTGGATATGGCTATCAGGTGATACAAGACCACACAAAGAAGCCATTAAAGAAGCCGGTTACAAATGGGCAAGTAAGAAAAGAATGTGGTACTTCCGCCCAGCAGATTACAAAAGTAGCTCAAGAGGTAAATTAAACATGGATGAGATAAGAGAAAAACACGGTAGCAAGGTGCTAAACAAGAAGGAAGCCAAGAAGATCAAGTAAGCCGCACCAGAACCCCGCAAGGGGTTCTTACAGTGCTTTTTAAGCAGTGCGGGTACTCTATTCTAACATAGGTGAATATAATGAAAGAAAATAATGAAACTAACCCAATGATCGGTAACAAGAATGCGGTTAAACCAGGCAAGGATAAAGCCGAATCATTTATTCATGCACGCTGTAAAGGATCAGACAAGGCCGCATGGGTAAAGGCTGCAAATGCCAAGCATATGAAGCTAACTGAATGGATAACAGAAACGCTTAATAACTCAGTAAAGAAAGGATAACTTATGCCAGATACTTTACCAGGATTTCTTTTGCTGTCCGGATTACTTATGTTTCTATTCAGCCTTTTTAAAGGTTCGATTAAGTATAAAGATATAAATATCCCTTCTGCATCTACTACAACGCGTTTGCTTATTGGTGGATTAGGTATTATCTTTATGTGCTTAAGTGGCGCTATTTACATTAATTATATGCAACCTTCACAATATTCACTAGACGAAATTCCACAGTTTAGAATGCCACAGTTTCATGAGTGAGTAGATTGAGTCTGAGAATGTCAGATCACGTACGAGCCAATACAATTAAACAACATAACTAAAAGACATATAAGCAATAGCAACGAGCAAACAAACAATAATCAAGGAATAGGTTATAACACTCCTCTGCTCTCTTTTGTCTGCTTTCGCTGCCCTTTGTATTGCTACACTCATTTCATCGCGTGCAGAATGATTCTGAGCGGTCAATAATTGAATCGATTTTTCATTTTCACGGATTACCTGATAAAGTATATTTTCTTTTTGTTCAGCAAGTTCAGCATTGTTTTTTATTTCTCGCATGTTGTCTCGTATACTATTCACGTGATACCCCCTTCATTTTCTCGAAAGTTCTGAGTCCGCCCATACCTAGCATAGCAAGAACCAATTGATACAATCCATCTGTACTAATCTGCGGTATTGTATCTATGCCTGGATGTGCAACAGATATATACCAGAGCACCAATGGCTGCACGATATAAGCCCAGGCAAGCCCTACTCCGCAAATCCACCCGATGAATGGTCTCCATCCCGCCACGAATACACTTTTATGTTTAGCTTCCGCAAGATTAACCTTATTTTGCATTTGCGATGCATCAGAAACCGCTTTCTGCAGATCACGCTCCATTAACTCTTTTGCTTCGGCCCGCGCATTCTTATCTGGTATTAAATCAAGGGCTTTGGTTATTATCGGCCCTATGATTGGCTGTAAAAATGGCCACATAAAATTCTCCTTACAGTATCATTCCAATAAATAGTCCGACAACAAATACACCAACATATCTGCCGGACTGAGGACAGCTTCTCAGGAAATTAATGTACTCACCCTTCTGTTTTTGCAAGCACGATCTGATATCGCCCATGTACTGAAGCCTTATTTGTTCTTTCTTTTCCTTTAGCTCTTCCTTCACTGTTTCTTCTATGCTCATATAATCTCCGATAAAATTAATTATTTGCTACGCAAACGTTCAGTAAATTAATGATATTTCTATAATTCTCTGAGATATTATGAAAATTAATCAACAAAATAACAAAACAAATGAGCAATAAAGGAAACGCCGTTTTTTCAACAAAATCCGCATACTTTATCAATTTATTTTCCTCCAAATATTCACGAAAAAAATCTTTTAATATTTTCGCATCTATTAACACACCAAGCCACCACCACAGCTCTCCCGCACAAAAAAACATAAAGTGCTTTATGGTATTTATAGAAATCCTTTATGCTTTCCAAATCCTTCTGCAGATCATTTTTTTCTTTGACGAGTTGATTAAATTCAAATCTTGTTACTGGCCTGTCTTGCTCGTCCATTTTTTCTCACCTTTTAGCGTTGCTGTACAAAAACCGGAATACTTGACTATAAAATCACGCTAAAAGCAGCGTCACTGAGAATAAAACTTAAGCTTGTCTGGGCAAGGCTTCACGCCTATTGGGTCACCATTGGTTTTCTTGAACGTTATTTCAACAAGAAAATATCCAGGAATAGTGATGTCACCTTTTTCTAGTCTAAGTAAAAATCCGCTACCATCAACTGTAATTCCACCACCCAAGTAGGATTTACTTACTTTTACTGAATCGTCATCCTTATAAGTTAGTACCACCTCCAAATCAGCACCAGGCAACGCAAGGTCATCAACCGTAAAACCTTTGATTATAGGTAAGCGGATGAGGCTTACCGTAGAGTGATACAACTTATCCTCACAAAGCATTGCTAGACTCTGCTAATTGATGCAGTTTTCTCGATGACCGGAGCAATCCCTGCGCCGAAAGGCAAAGGTGTTGTTAGTACGCCAGAATCCAATATTTTTCCGGATCCGGTTTGCGCCAATCCGATCGCGGCATATGTCGCATTACCGCTGCCACCTGTTCCGGTAGGAAACAGGATATCTTCTACAGGGCTAACACTGTTTGCAGTGACGACCCATCCACTAGCGTCTCTGGTAACCTCGACACGGGCATAACCTGGATAAGCAACCTCGCTTGTTGCCTGATTACCCGCATTGGGGTCTGCTGTATGCAAGGATAAGTAAAGACTGGTGGCAGGACTTGATGCCGCATTATCTGCGATACCAGGTATCGGTTGACCGTTATAAATCAAACCAAGTATGTCGTTTCTGAAAGTTGCGCCAATTGACATTTATTACTCCTCATTAAGTTGACATTAAAATCTTCTGGTCGGCTACGGACATTAAAATTGCTTGGTCTGCCACAGACATTGAAATAGTTATCGTCGATATAGGCAGAGAAACGCCATCCAAACTAAACAACGTACTACCAATACCATTCAAATAAAAACTTGAAACCGCATGTGACACACCTACAAACGACTCAACACCTAAGCCATAAGCATTAAATGCTGATTTCGATAAACTCGTCGAATTGAATACAGATAAACCCTGGCCACTTATAGACAATGAGGACGAAACATTAGATGTTGCGCTAAATATCGCATCGCCAACACCGGTTGCAACAAACCTGTTTCCCCCGATCGCATGACTGTCGAATACCGCATATCCGGAGCCGGCAAATCCAAATGATCCGATTACTGATGCTTTAGAAACAAAAGTATTTTCGCTTGCACCAAAAAGCGAGAATAAAGATAAACCCTTTGATCTGGCTTCAAATGCAGAATGACCAGCACCAGAGAATGAATATGAGCTTATAACAAATGCTTTTACGTCAAAATCATCTGCACCAACACCAGAAAACGCGAATGATGAAACCGGGTCAACTGTATATAGACCAGATCCAGCAAACGAAAAAGAACTTAAACTAAACGCTTTTGCATCAAAATTATCTAGGCCAGCACCAGATAATGAAAATGACCTTATGCCAAGTGCTTTTGCATCAAAATTATCTGCACTAACACCAGAAAACGCGAATGATGAAACCGGGTCAACTGTATATAGACCAGATCCAGCAAACGAAAAAGAACTTAAACTAAACGCTTTTGTATCAAAATTAACCGGTCCAGTACCAGAGAATGAAAACGACCTAATACCAAGAACTTTCGCATCAAGATTGCCTGCGCCAATACCAGAAAACGCGAATGATGAGACGGGATCAAACGTATATAAACCAGATCCAGCAAACGAAAAAGAACTTACACCAAATGCTTTTGCGTCAAAATCATCCAGTCCAGCACCAGAAAGCGCAAAGGAGGATAACCCGATTGATCTGGAATCAAATGACGCCGTACCCATTCCCTCTGCAGCAAATGCAGACAAAGGAATCCCGGCCCGACGCCTTCTCACACCATAGCCATTAGCGGCAGAAACCCTGACGCTTCCGGACGGCATAACAGGAGGATTAACCACTATAGGGTTCGTGGTTCTCCTTACGCCAAAACCCAGCGCGCTTGTTACTTTCATTTCTAGATAATTACAAAATAATCATTCTCGGCAGGCGCAACGGATAACCCTGGCACGGTAAAGACCGGATTAACAGCGCCTGTGCTTGCTGTTATTTCAACGGACACGTTCTTCAATTCGGGGGTTGTTGTGCCTTTTGGAAACTTTATCCATTGGCCTTTAAACTGATCTGGATTACCTGCTACACCAGGCGGATTACACGAAGAAGTAACAATTGTCGTCTGGTTAGATCCGACACCAACAATACATTTTGTATTTCCATCTACTGCCTGAGCAAATCTACTGTTAGTATCTGCACTGCCTGCTATTTCACGTTGATCCGACATCATGTTACCGCCTAAGCTCAGTTCAGCAGGAATCCTTTTTCTAATATCTTGTATAGATAAATGATTAACGCCTTCATCATCAAAACCAAACACTGACAAACCATCCGTCCAGCTATCATCAGTTAGCTGTAATTTACCGGTTGTCACTTGTATTTTCAGCTTGTTAAAGTGTTGGGGGAATATATCCCCAGCTATTCCTATTTGGGTTATCCATCCAGCAGGAATAATCGGCAATGGAATAATCCCAGAAGAAGGCACTGTCAGAGTGTTACCAACTGTTATTTTTGGCCGGAATATTTCTAACCGAAGAGTTATCTCCCTAAGTGATGCATGAGTTATTCTGAACAGCTTTGACTCAACATCTTTCCCTGATGAAAGACCCATGTCTTGATTACATAGCAAAGCATAGGTTCCAGGAAATAATGGGTCTTCGGTAATTATTGGGGTTGTCATAGCGGCAGCAGCTGCAGAGCCTTTTTTCTGTGCCACCGTAAAATCTGTTAATCCTGTTAGAAGTCTGCTGTTGTCAGATGGGTCAACTGCGTTAAAGTGAACTGACTCGGTGATGACGCCGCTTGGTATTCGCACGCCTGTTTGCTGGATGAGTAGATCCACACCCCCGGAAGTGCCTGTGACTGGCGGCACAACAACCGGTGTGGTTGTAGCGCTCTCACCGAAGGGGACCTCTCCAAAAATATTTTCGCCAAATGACATATTAGTTCATCCAAATAGATAGACCAGATACATTTTCGAGCCAAGTTTCGGCGCTTTGATCGACAGCAAATGGTGCATATGGTATGTCCCGATAGAGGGACGTATTGACCGTTACTCCCGAAGCCGCTGTACCTAAGAACAAACTAGGATTAACCGATGGGGCTTTGAAAGAAACACCACCTGCAGAACAATGAGCCAATATGCACAATAGGCCAGAAGGGACATATATTGGACTAGATGGTGTCATAATCTTATTCCCAGTACTTGAACAGTCGACGGTTGCGGCATTTGTAAATTCGCCTATTATTCTTCCCGGTTTACCGTTTATATGCTTTTCAAATACCCCAATTCGAGCAACTACCCCTGCCGCCGAAACACCAACATTAACTCCCGCAGTGGTCACAAATCCTGATTTTGGTCTCCAAATAGGGATCATATTTAAGAAAGTTCCCATTGCAGCATTTGCGCCAAACTCGTTCCCCGACATATTCCCAGAGAATCCGGTAATTCCACTGGCTGGGAATGGGTCTCCGTTAAACGCCTCAACCACGCTCTCAGCATCTGGAACCATTTGTAGAACAGCCGCCCCTGTTATGGTAAGACCTGGAGGAGAATTTCGATTTAATGTTCCTGCAACTAAAGTTTGCTCAACTCTATCTGGAACGAATTCAGTATTAGATGTCAGATGGCCAATACCAACTTCTTTATTAAGAGCATTAATAATTATGTATTTAAAAGTTACATTTAACGGCATACCAGCTCCAACTAGGGAGGAATGGCCATCGGTACCCCCTGCTAGAGTAATAACACCCCCACTCCGACCGCTAATACTTTCTTCGATCCAATTTAATTGCATTACTTTCTCCTATTGAACTGTGACTGTTTTTCTTGCAACCGTGAATACGCCGTCTTCGTCAACAACCTGCACCTTGATCTTGCATGAGCATGGCTGGGTGTACGTGTGAGTTACTTCGTTATTGAAAGTACCGTCTCCCCAGTCAACCGATGTAAGCTGTATAGTGTCGTCTCCTGGATCTGTAACAGCTATTGATATGCTGTATAAAGCATCAACTGCAACAGTGTCAGCGCCGGTAATAGTTCCGCGTGGATTTACATTTAAAGTAGTGAGCTGGAATGATCCCGAATCGACATCACCTGCAACGTCGGTCATGTCTACACTGACAGTCATGACCGCATCTCCATCGGGCATTAACCTGCTTATGTCGAATGAAGATAATCCTGCAGCAACATTCAGATTTTCTATCGTTCCGCCCCAGTCAACTACAACCGTCCATCCGTCTCCGCCCGTGTCCGTCCCGTCTGTAAATGAAACAGTTCTGGTAAAAGTGGTCCCTTCATTGACTATAGCGTCACCACCCGTACTGATTGTTAAATCACCTGGGCCTCCAACACTGTCAACAGTGATAGTGAATGATCCGTTAGCTGTTTCACCTACATCATCTGTGATCGTTACGGTTACCGGGAATGGTCCGGCTGATGACATTAATCTGGAAATATTGAATGAAGATAAACCGGCCGCAACAGATCCGTTTTCAGTTGTTCCGTTCCAATCTATGGAATAAGTCCAGCCGTCTGCATTGGTGTCTTCACCGTCTGAGAATGTAATTGTTCTTGAGAAAGTATCGCCAACGTTTACTGTTGCGCTACCACCAACATTAATCACAACCTGTGAAGGGGTTCCGGCACCGCCACCCGCAGCTAGTAGGAAACCAGCGTCAAATGAAATATCTCTAGTATTGCCTGATATGTCACTAACAGAAGCTTCTACAATCTGATTAACGTCGCTAATAGGCGTACCGAGATTGAATGTTGTGATCCCATGCAATTGCGCTGCAGGAGCAATATTTGTACAAGTACCGCCATTTCTTAAGCATACGTTCAAAGTACCAACATCAATCCCACTACCCAAATCAACAGTGCCTATATTGAATCCTGTGATTGTATTACCAGCGCCGCCGTCTATGATTGCAGACATAACCAAGGTAGGTTTGTGAGTATCGGTTAAATAATCGGTACCAGATCCAGCAGGAGCACCAATATTTATCCATCTTGCTATGGTTTTTATTTCTTCTGCTGTAACCGTAGTTGCTGGATGAACAGAACCGAAATCTATGTCTGTTGCGTGGTCAGTATCCAGCCTGTTGTCAGTTCTTGAACCAACTAATTTCCAATAGAGCAGGCTCCCTCTAGCATTATTCAACTTGATGTACCGCGTCAGTTGCGGCCTTACAAAATAATTCGAAGAATTTCCATTTTCTATATTTTTCCTAAGCGCTGATGGTACGTAAATCTGTCCGTTATCCTCTACCAACCTATAATGAGTAGATCCAGTCTTGGAAGGTAAACCAGTTGGACCAACTGAGAAATCGTCAAGCACCAAACCTGCTTCAAGTCGTGGAGACGATCCGGCCCCTGGAGAGCCGCCTGTTGCATGACAGGTTACACATCTTGACTCTAGAATAGGCCTGATATCCCGAGTAAACTCAGGAACGTAATCGTATCCTACAAAATTATCTATTTGTATATCACCATTTACATCTAGACCAGCGAGCATTGGAACATTGCCTTTTCCTAACTGAGTATGCACAAATCCAGGAGTAGCAGCATGTGATTGTGAAAACTGCACTAATGGTGGGCGGGAATGTACATGACATCCTCCGCAAGTCTTAAGCTCCTTAGGTTTTAAGGACTGCCACGCTTGATCCCTATTCAATGCATTGCCATCACAATCAATACCGCTCATTGTGTAAGCAATATTGGCTGGCATCTCTATCAAAAAACTAGTATCTTCGTTGCCATTAATATCTAATATAGGATCGCCGTTCACATCTTTGTTTCTTGTGTATACCTGACCTAAAAATGTCTGTCTCTCCCCTAAAGGAGTTATGATATTTTCTCCTATGTTCCCAATCTCATTAGGATGTATAGCTATTATTTCTACCCCACAAATTTCATCATCAGTATAGTCAAATGCATCAGTTCCAAACATATTATGAATGTCTGAGTGTCCAAAATCAGTTGGATCAATCATTATTCCAGCTGGGTGTCTCGTTTCTCTGTCAACTACTGAAGCAGCGCCTAACATCCCAAATGGAGAACCTTTAGGTATAGCGTCACTGGTTGGCGTAACTAATACTGCTGGTTGTGATATTCCGTATATATCTGTGTAAGGCACTGCAGCACGTGGGTATATTTCGTGCCAGTCTCTGCTATCAGCCATTAATACTAAATCTGCTGGTGTGGTCGATGGATTAACTGTTGTTCTGTATATACCTAAATTACATCCCGGTATATCGCCATCCAGACCTCTTGAAATCATTTCATCACTTAATTCTGTGACTAAGTAAGGCGTGACACCGTTACCATTTCCGGTAGTTAAGAATGGCGCAGACATACCAAGTGCAGTCCATACTTCATGAAAACCTATTATCGAGCAGCTACCTACACCCCAAACTATCCCCAAACCATTACTAGGCAACGCAAACGGAAACCCAGCCTTTCCATACCACGGCATAATTCCAGTATAATTCGCGTGAGTTAGTGCTGTTGGAACATCTGGGAAAGTTGGCACAATATGCGCTGCATTGTCACGCATAGTTCCCCATGTACTAAGCTTAGAAACGACATTTGGCAGAAAGAAATCGTTCTTATCAGTAACCACGGGAACTCTTCCTTCCTGTCCTTCAGGTTCCCTCTGAAAACAAAAAACACTGCCTAACGCATTATTGTTTTGCCTGTAGTAATCACCTGTGCAAATATTTCCGTCAGTCTTTTGAGTTATATTATGTAAAGCTACAAACAGATCTCCAGTTGCACCCAGTGAACCTGTTCTGTTGTGTTGCCCAAATATAGGAAATTGCAATGTTCCATCAGACCTCATATCCCACAACGAAAAGAAATTATGAGTTGTACCAAAACCTAGTGACTGAGAATTTCCTTTAGAGAAAAGAAAGCTATTGCTTGTCATCCATGTAGAGAAAGCAAGCTTACCATCCATGGTTTGATATGGATGCTGTACCTGTGACAGATCATGATGGCCAATTAATTCAATATTTCCACCGTCCTCATCCATTAGATGCATAGCCATCACAGGATCGGTGCTGATTCCAGAGTCATGAAAAATTAAATTACGGAATGCACCCGTTCTGGTCGAAGTGAAAGCTATCTTATTCTGTATACCTGTAGTAGTAGAGACATAAGCAGGCCCGGAATCATAAACACCAGCTCCTGGAGAAGTAAGGTCAGAACTAACGCCGCTTGCTATGTTGACAGTCCTAAGCTTAGATCCTGTTGTATGTATTCGCTTGTTATTAGTAAATATAAACCCTGTAGTATCACTTGTGACATCAACAGAGTTGTTAAGCATATAGTGAGCAAAAGGGTGTTGCAGGTTGTGCAATGTTCCTTCAAATAATGCGTAAGTGACAGTCAATCCATCGAATGATACAGCTGCATCTAAGGCCGCACATGTTGTTCCACCAACTACACTTCCAGTAGTAGAGCAATCATGCAATACTGTCTCTACTCCAGCTGCATCTTTACGCATCAGATCACATGGAGCGGTGAAGTCAGTGAGAGAATTCCTAACGTCTGGAACTTGGTCGAGAACGTCCATACCTCTGAACGTATAACTAGAACTTACTGGAACACCGCCGACTATCACGTCATCCGTAACGGTAAAATCTTGAGTAGTAGCAGCACACCTAGAATAAACAATAGGCGTTTCTGCGAAAATCGGAGCTGAAACTATTAGCAGTAGAAGTAATGAGGCAAAACGAATCATATCTTTATGGCCTTTAATATGTGATTGCATTTAATGCTGTTATTGAAGTTGCTGCACTTGCTAAAGCTATTTGTAATCAGGTTTTCGTTAGATGCGAAACCTCTAACCTTCATCCCTTGCCGCCTTTACATCTTTAATCGTCACGTCTCTTTTATAATTCCGATCTGCCCAGCTTTCCATAATGACCCCCAAAGCTAAGATTCCTGCTTTGTGTTCCGCCTGAAATTCTGGAATAAGCGTGTCAGAAACCAGATCATCAAGAACATTGGATAACGCCACCTCGTTTTCTGAAATACGAATATCAAAACGTTCAAAAAACTCCAGCCCATCAACCGCCATTTCCGCAGCAACTGATGAACCTTTTTTGACAGAGATCCAACAGTTCTTCAAAAACATGTATCGTTTTATTTCGTATGACTCAATGGGCTGCTTCCCCGTTATATTTTTATTGTTGAGTGCAATGACAATTTCCTCGTCAGTATCACCAGCGTGATCAGCAGTAATCTTGGCTTGCAGCACCGCATAATCTGTCATTCTGTAAGTCCCTCAATCTCTATGGAAACCAAGGATTCATTTTCATAGGGAATCTCAATACTGAAATCAGCAAAGAAACCAAAAACCATCGTTAATGAAATGGTGCCGGCGCCAATGTACACAATTGGCTTTGCCCTAAATCCAGTGAGTTTGACAAACAAAACCGCAAGATCAGAATTTTGTACGATTGTTATTAACTGAATTGTTTTACTGAAATCACGCTCAAGAATGTCGTAATTACCAAAATCATCACGGTCTTTAACGCTGAAATCCTGCATATCCAACTTAAGGCCATATTCCGTATCGCCATAGGACAACAACTTACCCATCACGCATGAGCCGCAAAATACCGTCTCACCGATCGCCGTTAATGTAATCTCAATATCAACATCCGAATAAGCGCTGGGCAGATCATTAAACAGAACACTATCAGAACGCTCTGTCTTGCCTGTGATTGCACTATGGGCTTCAGTGGTTTTGGTGGTATCGTAAACAACTGTTGATCCGGCGTTTTCAGTAACCTTAACGCGCACAGTCACGGCATTAATCTTGAAGAATGCAATCGAATCGGTAACTGTCTTCAGGGTGTAGGTATTAGCAATTGAATCGAGATTACTGGTCTGCGTAGTCACCTTGCTATCATGCATTCGCCATCTATTTGTCGCACCCACACGCGACCAATGTTCCTTGTCTGTATATGGCGCACGGCAGAATATGGTTGCACCAGATCCTTGGCTGATACTGACTATGTAAGTCCCTGTGCCTCCACTGCCGTTGCCGAATGAAACGATACGTGTGCCAGCAACAATCCCTGATCCACTGACTATCATTCCAACAGCGAGAACACCAGAAGCTACCCCGGTGACACTCATCACTGTGCCACTTACCGTGGCAGTTGCTTGCGCTGATTCCAGCTTGGCTTCATACACACTGTGAACAGTTGCGATTGCTGTATGGGTACCTGACTGTGATCCACCTGTATTAATCGGTGTTCCACCTGGTTCGAGCGCCAGTTTGAATGTATCAAAATCAGAATCAACAACATAGTAAACTTGATCAGCTACTATGCCGGTCGGCAATGCGCCGGTTGTTGTGAATTGAACTGCAGTATCATCTACCAATAAATGGTTGACCCATGAAACAACGCATGGCGTTGCTATGGATAAGGTAACAGTGTTTGTTACGCTGGTTACCTGCCGGCGATCCCCAACCGATACAGATTCAGTAACACTGAATTCTGTATATTCTGATTCAGTTACATTACTACTAACCAAATGATGATCAGAAACAACAAAAGGCGCTTTACCTGTAGCAAATACTGCGGGATCAATTAACTCCATTATGCCGCCCTCTCTTTCGGCATACCTACCTTTTCCCACTTGTCCAAAGTTTTCTTAACTTTGTTATTGCTGACTGTTGATGTTTCTGTCGCTTTCAATACTTTGCTCATCAATCCAACAAGCTCTTTACGTTCAGCTCTCTCATTATCAACAAAAGCTTTCGGCTTAACTTGCTCGCCTTTATGAGCAAATACAGGCATGTCGCGCGGTATGAAATTTGTACCAACCCTAAGTCTTGGCAGGTCGTTTTCATCCGCGAATTGATTGATCTGGTCAACTGTGAACGGGCTATTAGCAGCTAATTGCAGGCCCGTAACATTATTATCACGCGCAGCATTATAAATAGTTAACGGATCATCATTCGCCGCTAAGAAATCTTGTATCTGTGCGCCAGTGATATTAGGGTTACCGTTGAATGGTGTTGAACCACCCAGACCGGCGACCGTTGAACCGCCTGACCCTGCAATTCTCGTGTTGAAATTACCTAACGCATCATTAACGCTAAGATTAGATAATTTACTATCAATTCCGTTGAGCGCATCAAGCTGCAACTGTGCATTAGAAATAATCGAGTCAAGCCGCCCTATTTCAGTATTGAACCCTATCGTCAATGCATCCAGGCTTTGTTCCTGGGCGGTCAGTTGGTCATCTGTAATACCGCCCAACTGATCCAATAATGAGGTGTTTTCTTCTTGGCTGCGCACAAACTCTTCACGGGTACGAAACGCGCTTGTGTCGTTTTTTGATAAAACAGCAAGAGAAGTCCTGACACTATTCAAATCAACAACATTGCCACTTCTGGACTGGGCTATCGCACCTCTTAAATTATTTTTTGCTTGATCCAAACCTAACGGATTAATGGCCTCAGTCGTTGATTTCAACGCACTTGATAAACTGGTTAATTTCCCGATTGAATCATTTACTTCTTTGATTGAATCGTTGTATTGATTAGTCAGTTTGTTGCGCTCCGCATCTACGCTTTGTTGCAACCCTGAGAATGAATCGTTCACGCCAATTAATTGGCTATCTTTAAACGCCTGCGCAGCATCAATTGAATCCTGCTTTACTTGCTCTGCGGTATCAATTGAGGCTTGACTTACTTGCTCTGCAGCGTCTTTAACAATGAGAAATGACCCAGCCACATCGAATAATTTATTTGCAGATTCAGCGCCTTGCTCACCCAAGAATATAAATGACTTAAGAAGATCACCAAATTCACCCTTGGAAATCGACTCGGCTGTTTCACCAAATTCTGACAGGGTTTTATTGACAGCCTGCGAAGCAAGATCTACTTTTTCTGCATCAGTCAGGAAATTATTTGCAAAGAATTGTGTTTTTTGGCTTACGGCATCAATGCCGCCTAACGAATCGATTAAAGCTGTTCTAGTTTCAAATGAAAATCCGCTAATGAGACTTGACGAATCCTGCAGAGACAGACCAAAAACATTCCCAGCATTGGTCAAAGTCGTCATCTCACCACTTAACCTACTTAATGTATTAGCGTAAGTCTCGCTGCCCCTGGTCAATTCGGAAATATTTGGTAACACACTCTCAGCAATAGAATCACTAAGTCGCGCCATTTCAGCAGCAATCTGCTCTTGACTAATGGCTTTTTTCTTTTCTGACTGAATAGCAACATTGAACGTAAGATTATCAAGTGCTTGCGCATCAAGATTCAGATTCTCTGCTAATGCTCGAGTAGAGCCAAAGAATGCTTTTATTGAATCATCGAACAGACCCAATATTTCATCAGCATTTGCCGCGTCTTGCTGGCTATGTTTATTGCCGCGCAATAGACCGCCTTTGCTGCGGAACACGTCTGTAACAAACGAGCCCCCAAAACCACTTTCTGAAGCGTTACCACCAAGAAACTGCTGTCTAAATTTGGATTCCCCGCGCCCAAAAATACCTGTCAATATTCCGCCGAAATCTGGCAGGAATTTTCCGATCACAGGAATTTGACTCAAAGGATTAATAATTTTATTTAACGTGCTTCCTGTAACCCCTGCTATTTTATTGTCGTTAGCTATTAGGTCATTAAATCCTTTTGTTAATAAAGCAGCACCTAAAACCAGCCCCCCGGAAGCAAGCGACAATCCACCGGTAGCACCAAGACCAGAACCACCAATAGCAGTTCCAGGCCCACCAATAAACGCCGTCCCAGCGCCACCAGTGCCGGATGCAAACACTGATCCACCTAGAAAAGACCTTGCGCTTGCTAATCCTCCTAGTAAACTTGATCCAACGTTAGCCAGATCAAACGAACCAGAAGCACCTGATGCCGCAGCAGATCCAGAAGCAAACAGCGATCCAATCCCGATACTTCGAGCCAGTCCTAATGCTGCAAATTCAGACCCAATACGTCCAGCCGTAGAAATGGCATTTCTCAGCATTCCTTTGAGTCCATCATCAAAGAAATTGAATATGCTATTTGCTAAGGCTGATTGGATGTTACGGCCAGATTGTATCCACAACTGATCCATCTGGCTTGTTGTAGATCGAGTAACGTTTGCAATCTCTTCCGTTTTCTCAATAACACCCGACGTGGCATCAATGTATTCATTGATTGCTTTAGTCGATTCCGCGTTAAATATATTCTCTGGTAAACCAGCTTCACGTTTTTCAAGCAATCGTGCAAGCCTCTCATTTCTCTCAATCAGCGGATCATAAGCACGGGTTAGTTTTTCTATATCCCGTTTTAATGATTCTGCTTCACGTTCTTGTCCTTGCTCTGCCTTAGTTAAAGTGTTTGCGCTGCGCGATGTTTTGGTGAATTGCTTATCTATATCAGCCAGAGTTTGAGCGAATGTTTTAACTGCAGACGATGCTTTTTCACTTTCCCCGGTTATATCCTCAATCTCATCAGTGGTTTGTGAAATACCCTTGCTTACATCTTCTATCTGACTACGGTTTGCAATCAACGCACCAATCGGCCCCAGTGATGCCAACCCAACTGTTTTGGCAAGCGAACCAAGCCCAACCAATACACCCTGCAAGATGCCACCTTGCTCGGCGGCTTCTGCCATTTCTGTGGCGACTTCTGATAAAGAACTAACCAACCCGATGGTTAATTGCTGCGCCAATACGCCGGACGATCTGCCAAGCCTATCCAGATTGTCGTTAAAAACTTCTGCACGCGCTGCCGATTCTGCCGTGACTGGGTTGTATTTTTGCCCTTCAGTCACCAAATCACGTAGCCGATCAGACCCACCTGATAGCAACGGCACCAAATCGGCCATCCGGTCACCAAGCAGTGAAGTGACGGCAACTGCACGATCTTGCTCACCCAAATCCTGAACAGCATCAGCTAAAGCAAAAAACTGTTCTTCCGGGGTCTTGGATTTCAAATCCTCCAGGTCAATACCTAGTGCCCTGAGGATTTCTGAATTTTTATTGAGCGCACCGGATGAATCAGCGACGATACGCGAGAATGAGCGCACACCCTTCGCAGTTGTTTCAAGGCTTGTGCCTGATTGTGATGCAGCAAAATCAAGCCCAGCAAGTGTCTCAACAGCAAGCCCAGTTTTCTGAGAAAGCTTTCCTATTTCATCCTGAAAATCAATAATGCCTTTAATTTTGCCAAAGCCTTGATTGATCCCAACCAGTGACGCAATAACACCAGCCGCACCCAAAGCCATACTTTTAAATGCTTGCTTGGCTGCACGCTCCGCACGGTCAAATTGCCGCTGTGAATTTTGGGCGAACTTCAGCGCTGATTGGTCCGTTTTGCTTAAGCCTTGCGTGTATTCCGCATGGTTTAAAGCGAGTTTAACGACCAGTGAGCCTAACGCTGACATTCTGCTTTTATTTCCTCAATGGTTTCTAATGCAGCCCGTTCCATGAATTTGATTTCACTAAAGAGTTTTGCGCGCCTTCTCTTTCCGTAAACATTCATCATATTCATAGTTGATTCGATTGCTTTATGGCACAGCCCGATGCATTGGCCGCTTTTAATAATCCATTGCGTACTGACTGCAAAAAAAAACTGGGCAGTCGCCCAGTTATCTTTCCAAACCTCACAGTCTTCTGACCCCACTGCATTTAGTTGCTGCATGACTGATTCGATTACTTCTGGTGGCGCATTTGCACGCAGAAGCCCGTCGATTACGTCATTGTCAAATCTGGTTTGTTTTTTTCGGTAGCCCGCCCAATAACGAGCTACCGCTTCAAGTTTTTTAGTTTTTGGTTACTAAATGCTTCCCAGAAACTTACAGCCATTCCAGCTGTTACTTCAGGAATAGACAATAACGCTTCTTTTGTCTCATCATTAAACGGCACGGGCTGACCTTCATCATCCAGAAACTGGTCCCATCCAACCAACTTTTCACGCGCCACATCAGCCATTGACATACCCAATAGACGCTCCATTTCATTCGCATCTGAGCGAATAAATGTAGCGACAAAAGTGCTTTTATCATGGCCACATTTTTCGTTTGGTGTTAACACCTCGATATTCACAGAAAATTTCTGCTTTACTGTTGATAATTTAAATGCCATTTTTATCCTTTACGCCACTGTTATAGTAATTTCATCGTTACCGGTATTGGGCTGCAAATCCAATGTCGCATTGAGCATTTGAATGCCATCTGATTCAGCGTACTGGGGAGATGTTAATTGCACTTTTGGCGCATCAACTTGCAGAATTTGCCCGGCTATACTTCCATGCACCATTTGCAATGCGTCAAGCGTGCCAAGCCTTACCGCCTCATGCCAGGCTTTTGTTGCAACGCTGACCATTTCCATACTGATTTGGCCAGACGGCGCGCGGTCTGTCATAACCACATCTTCACTGCCGATGAGGTTTCTATACTTGACCTCGTTGTTCATGGCGATTGAAAAATTTTCAACAGCTGCATCACCAGCAGTAACACCATGCAGTGTCATTGTCGGGGTGTTGACCTTGTTCACTGCTAATGGCGCCAGGAATCCAGAATAATCTGTGCCGGCAGGTAATACAGCATCAGCTACCGTTGTATATAAACCTGTAAATTTAAATTTAAATACAGGTATAGATTTGGCGTTTAGTTCAATCGAGAAGTCCCCACGACAACTGGTCATTTTGTGCCACAAGCCATCCAGATAATAATAAATAGTCACGGTCTCTGGATCATTTGTGACCGGCGCATAAACGACATCAACACCTGCTGTAACCGTTTCACTAAACGCACATGCTTGCAGTAACGGGCCGTATGCTGGTGCAGTGCCTGCAGCGCCTGCGCTAGCAAATTCAATTTCAAACTCAATTTCTGAGTAGTTTGAAACTTGAATTTTTCCGCCCGAACCAAAATACGGCCTGATAGTATTTCGATCTGCAAACTCAGCAACCACAGGCTGCGCGCCAATTGTCGAAGCAAGCATGGCGTTAGCGCCTGCTGTCGGCAAGGAATCGGTACCGGGTGTTAATTCCAGTTTTGCTAACAGCAATACATTACGTGTAAATTTTGACATTACGCCTCCTTAGGTTTCTGTTGTTCAGCTACAGCAGGAAGAACAGGCTTACGCTTACCGGTCAGAGGATCAATTGTGAAGCGACCGCTTTTACCTGCATTCTCGTCTGTTGTAATGGCCGCTAGCCTTTTCTTCAAAGATTGCTGACGCGCATCTTCTACTTTTTCCCTTTCTTTAACATCGTTTCCCACATTACCTCCTAACTGGTTGTCCTAATTCTGAATTCGATATATTTCCCGTACACATCAGGCAAATCTTCATACTCTGCATCACCGCTTCCTTCCTCGCCCATCCACCCTGTGACTGCTTCCATTGCCGTCCTAATTTGTGGAAGATAAGTTTCAAAGTCCAGTCTTGATCTAGACATCAAATGAACCGTAACAACATGTTGCGTACGCTTTGCACCTTTCACCCAATTCTTTTCATCTTCACTTTCAATCTCGAATACAATGGCAGGCCAAATAGGTTCTGGTTGCTCAACCGCCCATGTATTAGCCAGCACCGCAGACAATACGGAAGTGATGGTTTCATCAAGAGTCATTTAAGCGGCCTTAGCTAAATCTTTGGAAAGCTGCACACCCATAGCAGCAGCAGCCTGAGTGCGTTTGTTTTTGAAGGCTTGCTCAATGAATGAAGTACCCTTCCTGCGTGACGTATCGAATTCCAGGAAACGCCAATAAAACGGGTCATTCTGTCGCCTGGTAACAACCCGCCCACTTCTTTTATCAACCGCCAGAAATTTAATAACCCGCTTGCCATTACCAAGATCACGGCCATGCCTAACGCCCAGGTTATATTGCTCAGTTCCCTGTGGTGCATTACGCTCTCGCTTGATGGCAATGTTGCGAATTAATGCGCCTGATTTTTTCAACCCGCGCGCAGTTGCAATTGTTTTGGCTTCTTTACGCAACACCCGCCCACCCGATGCGACCATACGTCGGCCTGTTTTGAGCTTCATGTCAGATCGTAGTTTTTTAAACTCACCCCTTAGATCACCAAGCCCAGTAACACTAGCCATCATTCGCCCCAGTTTCACAGGTGAGAATTAAATCTTTATTTTCTTCAAACACATTATTGACGTGCTTGATGTTGTAATACTTACCGTTATGCACCACCCGCATGGATTCCGTTATGTCTGGCTGGTAATACATTTCAAACACAGTGCGCGCAACAGCGACCTGACCACCATGCGCCGTTGCTGATCGTTCGCTTCCTGACAGATTATTTTTTGATGCAAAAGCAGCGGTGAATTTTTCCCATTTTGTTACCTTGCCACCTTGCGTGTCTTTGGTAATTGTTGGTTGCTGGATTTCTATGTGTTGGTTGCGTGATCCTACTGATGATCTACGCATCACCTGCTCCAGTCTTTGAATCGCATAATGCTACGATCGATGTTTATTTTTCCTGTTGGTGAATCTGTGATTGATTCGCGGTTACGATACCAATCAGTCGCAACCATTTTCATCCATTTTTTTATAGTTCTTGGTACGCTCGCAGCGTCTCCGTAACCTGCTGTATAACTAACAATCACAGCATCACCCGCTGGAATTGTTGCTGGCCATGATTGATCTTTTTTTAATTCAAGCCACGCGGTTGTATTGTCCTCTAAAACCAGCTTGTAAACGCTGGATGATAAGGTTTGCAATACCCCGTCAACATCAAGATATTTGATTGACTCAACACTGATAACCGGCGGCATGGGCAACCGGATTATTAATGGCAATACAACTGGGAATCTATCAATTGTTAACTCCCAGGTTCTTGGCATGACAGAATGACCTGTCAATCCCTCGAACTCTTCCCGAACATCTTCAATCAATTCGTCAATAAAATAATTTTCAGCATCGTGCGTCACACGCATTTGCGCTTTTGCATCAGCCAGAGAAATTGCTTCGCTGGATGGATTGCTTGTAGATTTTACGCCTGACATTATTTTTGAGTTTTAGCTGCTGCTTCTGCTTCTGCTTTGGCTTCCGCTTCTTGCTTCGCCTTGGACTTGACTTCTGCTTCTTGCTTGACCTTAGCTTCCGCTTCTTCCTTGACACGATCAACGTATTCGCCAGCACCGCATTGCTCAACCAGATGCTTTGCAAACACTGCATCAGTACGCAATATTTCGCCAGATGACAGCGTGCCATATCTTGCAGTCACCACTGTTCCTTTGATTTTTACTTCTACAATTTCGGCCATGCGATATCTCCAAAACAAAAGGCCACGCATGGTGGCCTCTTGTTGTTTTACTACTGATTAGTCGTTTAAGCTGGTATTAAATCACCATAGCGAACCGCGGCTGGGCGCTCTACTGCCAAACAGGTTCGACGCTCTGCTAATATGGTTACTAGTTTTTTGGTGAAGTTGTCTGAATCAGATTCAGATAATTCCACTGTCACACCATCTCGGTTATGCATAGTTGCTGCGTTGGCTAATGATGCAACCATAACTTTACCCGCCAAAACTGCATTGCTTGGAACGACAGGCAAACCAAACAATATTGGCGGCAAGTCGCTTGATGGATCACCCATGATGTAGTTACCATTTGCATCTTTAGCAAGACGCGTTGTCCACCAATCGACAATATTAAGAGCAATCGCATCTGCTGGCCAATATGAAGCAGCACAGTCACCAATCATTTTTCCAATGAGGTCAAAACGGTTATTTGATAGCCCCGCTGCTATTAATGAAGCATCTGTATACCCATGTGCTGTGAAATTTCCAGCCTTAGTGAATCCACTTAGGTTTGGCGCAACTCCATCGCCAGACACTATCTGATCCTCAACACGCAGATTAACGCCGTAGATCATTCGCAAATTAATGTATGCAGCCAGCGCAGCATTATCAGCCGCAAGTTGTCGTGATATTTTAATGAAGTGCCCGACTTCCACTACAGGATTACTTTGAGGCGTTGTAGTAATAGAGCTTTCAGGGCGCGACAAACCCTCCCCTGTTTCGGATGCTGCATTGGTAAAGACATCCTCACGCACATACTCAACAAGGTTTGAGCTTGTTGGTAGTGCGGTTATTAAATCTTCCAGTGTTAACGGTCTGAATGCACCAGGCAAAACACCTGGGCGGCGTTCGCTGTATGTATTACCAACAGGATTCGTTACTGTATTTTTAACTTCAACACGGGCTTTTTGAGATTGGCCACTAGCAAATGCAGTATACTGATCTGATTTGACTAATTGAGCGCCGACACTTTCATCTTCTTTTTCATCATTACCACCGGCAACGCCGCGCTGCTTCAGGTTCAACAACTCATCAGCCATCTCGCGCTGTTTGATACCAAGGTTTTCAATGGCAGTTTCTGTGTCTTTTGTCACCTTACCTAAATCATTTAGCTCTGCTTCAGATTTTTCTGAAAAGGACTTTAGGTTTTGCTCGATTGCTGCGAGCGAATCCATTACTTGTTTGAGTTCCATATTGATTTATTCCTGTCGAATTAAGGGATTATTTTGGTATTGCGTTCTTGATACGGGTCAACGCTTCTACCAATTCCGCTGTGTCTTTCGCATCTGTTTCGCTGTCAGCATCCCGCTGAGAAAACAAAACTTTTGCACGGGCAACTAACGCACCAGCAAGCCCTTTACTGAATCCCCCTGCATCCCGCAAGAAGTATTCGAAGTCTCTGATTGTTTCTAATTCTGATATTTCGCTTTTGACCGATCCAAGATCAATACGAGCAGCACTATCTGCAGGGAAAACAACCGGGCTAACCTCTGCCAATAACGATACTTTTTCAATTATTCGACCGCCTTCAGCCTCGGTTGATGGCTTGTAGTCTTCTTTTTTTAAACGGTATCCAATTGACAAGCCATCCAATGTTTCATGCTTTAATGCTGCGTAGGTGTCCTCCGCGCGTGACATGCCAAGAGTCAATTCACCTTTAACAAATAATCCATGATCATCTTCGCTGGCTTCCAACCATTTGCCGATCGGCAATTCCCATGACTCATGCTGTAGAAACATTTTTGGCAAGCCATTTTGCTCAAGCGTTTCTTTATAAGCACCTGGTAGAATGGTGTCTCCGTAACTATCAATCAAATTAAATACAGAAGCGTAGCCGCTGAACTGCCCTGACTGACCTTCCATTTTTATCTGACAATCACTGAGCGATAGGGTCTTTCGGGACATTGCCGCCTCCTTTTTTGGTTTTTCCTAACATGCTGATGGGTACCAAGTTTGTCTGTACTGTTAATTCATCACCACCTTGTATTGGAGGATCATTCTCTTTTTTGCGGCATTCATTCCTGGTCTTGATTCCGTTCTGAGTGGCCTTGGCATATATCTCCATACGATCTTTAAGGCTGGCTCTAAGCAACGCATCGAGATTGAATTCTGCTGTATATCTAACCCTCTGAGAGCTGGTCAAAACACGCTTCCTTAATGCTTGCTCTAAACAGACCAAAGCAGGCCGGATTGTGAACTTATGAAACACTGCAACTAAGTCTTCAATTTTTCCGTATTTAGCAACATTAGATGAGTTCATTAACTCACCAGGAACACCAAACCAGCGACCAATTTCCTCAACGCCGTATCGTCTTGTTTCCAGTAACTGTATATCTTCCGGTGTCATGGTTATTTGCTGGTACTTCATGTCCGCTTCAATAACAAATAGTCGCGCCTTGTTTCCCTCTGCCATTTCAGCAAAATTTGCTCTTACTTGCTTACGTTGCTTATCTGTTAGAACTTCATCAACCATCAACACGCCGGTCGGCTTTCCTCCGTTTGTAAATAGCTTTGTTGCTGCACTTTGCGAGTTACTTATCTCTGTTGTTGTTGCTCGCATGTAGTCAAGACGTGACAAACCAGTTGTACCATTACCCATTTCTTTGATATGGAAAACATTTTCTTCAGCAAGCACGGCAACATCATTACCAATTCTGTAGTAATAAAGCACCGATCCATCATCAAGTACATCCATCTCAACTTGGTCGGATGGCATTGGCCATAGCGCATAAGCTTCACCATTACCTGATCTATCAATTCTTGCGTAACCGTTGCCACGGAATAGCAAATTAAGAAGCATTGCTATCCAAAATTCTATTGGTGTCATTCTTGCATTTGGTGATTCATGGAAAAGATTCCATAAAGTTGAATCACGCGCCAATTCACGACCGTTCTTTTTTTCCTCCCAAACCATGATTGGTAATGAAGCGATTGTTTTCGCAACCAATTCAACAGCACGCCATACTGAAGAAATTTGTAACGCTGCATCAACACCAACCGACTTTGAGTCCTCAACAAGACTTGCTGAAGGAATCGACGTTTGCCGACCCTTTGCTTGGCCAAGCGCATTACCACCAAAACCAAAAAATCTAAATATCGCTTTGAATGGACTCATGCGTAGATTGGCTTGTTTATAAATTCATCGATGTCTTGTTTCTCTACTGTCGCTGATAAAGCCAAACCACCACTCATCACTGCCGCAACCATCAAGTCAATGCGCCCGGTTGATTTTTTCTTATCAAGTTTTTTATTGTCTGCTTCATCTGTTTTTGTTACCGCATTGGATGCACACATTGTGAATATTGGATTACCGTTATGAACCACACCGCCATCAATTAAGGCATCTTCAAACTTTTCTAATGCAGGTGACATATCTTTAAAACCTTGTCCGAATGGCTGAATTTCTGGTAGCTCGATATCCTTATCATCCGCAAGCTGCTGAATTTCCTCGAACCGCCAGCGGTCGTATCCCATCATTACTATTTCAAGATATTTTTTTAATTCTTCTATTTCTTTTAGAACAGCAAGCCGGCTGACCGATCGCCCTTTGGTCGTTTTTAGCCAGCCCTGTTTTTTCCATTGGGTATATGGAACCTTGTCTCTTTCTTCTTTCTCTAACAAGCCATCATCCGGCAACCAAGATATAGCTATCATGTGCCATGGTTCGTTGAATGACTCCGGTTCTATGAAAAGCACTAGACCCGTTAAATCTCTGGTTGATGCAAGGTCAAGTCCTGCGTATGCACGGCGACCTTTGAAGTCTTCCAACGTATATTCACGTTGCGCTCCCATCCATACTTCTTCTGATATCCATGGGTTTTCTGCATCCGTCCATTGGCAAAAATTTAAACGACGAACTAACGCTTCCTTGCCGGGCATTCCCCTGGCACCTGTAACCTGTTCTTCTAGGTATTTCATCCCAGGCAACCCAGCTTTCAAACTGGGGTTGGCTTTATGCCAACATTTTTTATGCTTTAACGGGTCATCACCATCGTCTAATGCGCAGATGTAGGCAAAGAATGAGTCATCTACCCTCGACCCGCCAGATACTTTTTTTCCGTAATCGTGATATTCACGACACGGGCTTTGTTTGTTTGACCCACTGTTTGTAATGTTAAAAATAAGCGCTTGCTTTCGGAACTTAGTTCCTGCGCGGATCATTTCCGGTACTACATTAGTTTTGTGTTCGTGTAGTTCGTCAATTAATCCTATATGTGGCCTTGGCCCTGACTGCCCTTCGTCCGCTGATATCGGTTTGAAAAAGCTGTGTCTTTCAAGATAAGCCAAGTTCCATACTGATGGCTCCTTTCCACTGGCTTTTAACCGACCAAATAGCTCCGGAGACAGCTGATACATTGCCACGGCGTCACGAAATAACACCATAGCCTGGTCTTTTTTGGTTGCAGCAGCGTATATTTCAGCGCGTTCTTCGTCATCTGCAACCAGACCGTATAGGCCGATCCCGGCAGCAAGCGGGGATTTACCAGAGCCTTTACCGGTTTCCACATACGAAACACGAAATCGGCGATGCCCATTTGCATCAACCCAACCAAACAAACTACCTACAATGAACGCTTGCCAATCTAATAAGTTATATGGCTCGCCTTCGTATTCACCACCGTTGAGCCGTAGCACATCTCGATAAAATCCAATGATGCGATCGACTTTTTCCAGGTCGAAAAAAAAGCCCCGAGAAGGGGCTTTTTCTAAATCATCCATGTGCCTTTGGCACGCCGCTCGAACATGCGGCCCTGCGATTATTTTTCCGTTTAAAACATTTCGCGCATATTTGGTAACTGGATCACGTGAAGTATTTTTTACTTGGAGCATCTGGGAATAGTTCGCCTTGCATTCCTTGTTGTACACGCGTCCTTGCTACAGGTGACAAGCCAAATTGTTGTAAATATCTATGGCAATCTTCCATTGCTCTGTTGGCAATCGCTAAATATGGATTCTGAATCGGATATCCTTTTGGAGATTTAATAATCAGTCCATCCCCACCGGCAATTTTATCCTTCTTTATTTTCATCTCAGCTTCTTGCCACCGTCCATATGACGCGCAATAAAGTGCAAGTGAAGCGGTATCAATATCAGTCACCATCTTGTATTTAGCAAGAAATTTAACGATACGTTCCCACTCTAACTTTGCAGCACCATATAAATGGCTCGGTCAATCTGGCTCGCAAAACTGTGGCTTTAGATTATCGTTAGAGGGAAAATCTCTTACGTTATTTTTTGGTACTCTACCTGGCTTCATTTTTAATCAATTTTTTATTTAAAAGTAGCACAATAAACAAGAATATCAACCTAACCCCCCCTACCTCTAATTCAACTTTCTGCACAGAAATATAGGCAGACGGTCTAGAAGCAAAAGGATGTAAACATTTTACCCGCCCCCTGCTAGTGTTTCGAGTTCCAATGGTGGCTAGGATCGGTTGGCTTTCCGGTTATGTCGCATCCTGAATCTACACCAGACCTTTCTAGTCGTTGTTTCCAACTGTCATGGCATGGCTTGCATAGTGATTGCCAGTTGTCTCTATTCCAAAACAAAACCATATCACCTTTGTGCGGTATCTTATGGTCAACGACTGTTGCAATCTCCACGATTCCTCGTCTCTCATGCTCAACACAATAAGGATGTTTCTTTAAATATCCCTTACTTGCTTGCTGCCATTTATATCCATAACCACGTTTAGTTGATGAACCGCGTCTGTCATCGTATTTCACTATTGTTTAGGCAACAAAAAAGCCAGCACGCAATTGGCTGGCTTTTGTTTTATCCGGTTTGTTGCGCCGGTTTATGACGCATTACTGACTGATTTAGCAGAAATGTATCAGAATCATGCACGTTACGCAAGCGAGAATCTAAAATATTTCCTAGCAACATGTATGAATCATTCAAGTACTTATGGTATGCACGCTTCGATATTCCCATTTGATGCGCTTTAACAGCAACTATCTTATGCGTAGAAAGATACTCCATTTTTATTATTTCTTTTGGCATTACTGGTAACAACTTAAAAGCATCATCCGTTTCCACACACCACGAATCAACCTCATCATAATTCCTTTTATTGTTTGATGAAGTCTCGCCACCCAGCCTCATAAAACTAACCATTGAAGGATAGCCAAGCGCAACACCGCTGGCCAGCTTCCACTTTGACCAACCAATCAAACGATTAACAACTGTACCTTGATGCATATCACCCCCGATCATCAAATAATGGACAACGATGCCCAACACGCGGCACACCAGTTTGCTGCTCATTCCTAACATCACCACACATCACACGATCAAAAACAACCTTATGCGATCGACAAGCGCGGCAACCTAAAGCATCCATCTCCGCACGCTCAACAACATCAGCCGGATCACCGTAATAATAATGAGGATGCGCATTACTTCTCACGCTTAGGTACCCACTTACCATTTTTGTATTCAACAGACTCTGATTCAACTGATTCAATAACAATCTCATCAAGACGAACAGCATTACCATCACCCTCCTTTGAAGTACCAACAGTGCAACCACCCTCACTCATAAAATTAACCTTCACCCCATCACCAAACACAGAACGAAAAGAATCAGCAATCAACGAACAATGTGGGAATGCAACCCTTACCTTTTCCCGCATCTCATCTCTCTTACTCGCACTATCATCATTCATAAGAAAACCTAATGATGAGTAGTGTAGTTACGTGGGTTACGCCGTCGGTTACGCCTAAGATGTACACAGTTACGTGAGTTACGCGGTTACTCGTTGCTTCACAACTTTTGCAAAACTTTATTTGTGAATATTTGAAAGTAATTAATAGTGATAAAAGAAAAGCACTCATGTACGCGCGCGTGAAGGTTTTCGCGTAACTCACGTAACCACGCGGCTTTCCCGCGTAACTGAGCGCGTAACCAGCGCGTAACCCGCGTAACCATGCGACCTTCATCGATTCTCACCTGAATTTCTGTCTGTAAATGTATCTATCTTGCCGTTAAAGTTAGCAATCTGAGACGCCATCCAAGCACCTTCTGTCTGCTCAGCACCGGGCCCATCATCATGTGGAATCCAACAGCGCTCACTTTTTTGCGAATTATTGCTGTAAATAACCTTCACAACTTTATAAGTCAGCAAATCAGGCTTATCACGCGCCTTTGAAATAATTTGAATGGACTTCTTAATAGTCTTGGTGAACTGCTCTTGATTAGGCGGGAAACGCTCTCCATTCAACGCTGACCAGTGTTTGAATACCTTGAATAGTTGGCCAGCCGAACACGCATGAAGAGGGAGAGGGAGATAACCAGAAACCCACTCGCGTAAGAACCGTTCAGCCGGACGCAACCCCAAATCAATTAAGTCGCGCTTGGCCGCAGTCATCGGTGGATGATCAAAGGCAGAAAATCCAGAAAGATCCAGTTTCTTCAGATAATGATAAAACGCCTCAATACCACCATTATCAAGACAATCAGCAACACGCTTATAAAGCCCATCGTTGCGCGCCGGTGGCGTGTAGATAACAAAATAACGACGGTCACCCACCTCTAGTGCCAATGGCTGATGCTCATTAGATAAAAACACCACATTCACATGATTCGCCTCAGTGCGAAGCGGCATCATCTTAGTGTTAATCTGTATCGTCTCGCCAGTGATGAATGCTTTCAACTTGTTTTTCTGATGATAAAGTTCCTGCCGTGCAACAACCTCATCACCAATCACAAAAAGCTTTTGTGAAGCCCAGTCGTTAAACTTATCTTCAATCTGCTCCTGGCCGACAACAACAGCATACCGACCGTAAATCTTAGCGATAATCTCAAAAAACAAATTCTTGCCTGCACCCTGCGGACCATGGAATACCAAAGCCGATCGCATCTTGGTACCAAGCCTTTGCAATGGCAAAGCCAGCCATTTCAACGTCCACTGAACAACAGCCGCAACATCATCCGGATTATCAGCAGAATCAGCGCACAAATGATAAAGCAGCTCCATAATCGGCTCACAATCACCATCAACAGGCACCATAGGAAGCCCATCAAACAAATTAATATCCGGAAGCTCACACCTACCAGAAGGATCAAAAATCAACTGATCCGGCAAAATCATGCGTCGCTTATCAGAAGCAAGCCACATCTTTACGTAATCAGCACCGGCAGCAAGTCGTAAATGATTAATCTTGACCACCATACGGCGACCAATATCAAAGCAAGTATCCGTCCCGTAAATAAGTACAAACTCCTCAACCAAGCGATTAAACTTACCCCAATCGATTGGTTTTTTTTCTTTTGATTTAGGTTTGGATTTTGGCTTACGATCAATTGGAATGACATTATCGACAGGCTCATCATTTTTGGAACAATTCTCATCAATGCACCCAGCCCTGTCGATACACTCACGCACAGCGGCCAAACCCAAATGCTGGTGCAAATCATTAAAGTCAGTTGCACTATCTGGACGATCATCACCAAAATCTGGTGTTGCAACAAATCCACCGACAACCTCAGCAACCTCAAGCGCTTTTGTAACGCCTGGGTTACCATCCGTCTGATAATCATCATCAGCGCAAATAACAATCTTTACATCCGGAAAAGACTTTCGTATATCCTGACAAACCGGCAACAAATTACCCGCATCAAAACAAACGAAAACATTTTCATCTATAGCAGCATGAACACTACAACCAGTCGCCCAACCCTCAACAACATAAGCAACCGAAAAATCTTCTTTAGATCCTTGCAGATGTGTAAAACAGCCCTTCTTTCGCCCACCCGTCAAAAATCGTTTATCACCGTTCGGCATGATGAACTGTAACGAGTGCAGCACACCATTAACATCACGCAAAGGCAAAACCAGCATATTCCTGATCTGCTCAGCCCCAACCGGCCTGATTCCTTTCTTGACTAAATAACCATGCTTAGCATCAACAGTACCAGCGCGATCCCAAAGCTTAAACGCTTTATCCCTAGCACTCGCACGTAAAGTGACCTCCTCAGCCTCACGCAACGCACGCGCCTCATCCATACGTCTCTTATTTTCAAGTCGCTCGGATTTTGTGAGCTGCTTGTCAGACTTAGCACACCAGGCAGTAGTCTGCCCGGTCTTCCACGAACCAAAAGAACCGGCTGCGATGCCATCCAAAAACCACACATACCAGCCGTTCTTTTTGCCCTTACCATCACCCAAAACATGGCAACGATGAATTTTTCCATCGGCAATAATACTGCCTTTAATCTCAAGACCGGCAGCGCCGATAGCTGACAGGAATTCAATGCATGCATCAGGACGGGAAGTCATTATCTGATTTACTTAATCAAATACTGAACACCAAAAAACTGGCGAACCTCAAATTTTCCGCTTTGCACTCTTAAATACTGCTCAGTACCAAAACGCACTGCAAGCCAATAAACCCACTTGCGAGCACACATAGATGCTCTAAGCAATCTCATAAAACGTAGATGTCTCCGCTCAGACTCGGTCACTTTCATATTTAGCATGCTTACCTCCATCGTTAAAAAACAAAAACCACCTAACTCACTATCTCCCCCCATTAGCCAAATAAATAACCTCTGCACGCTGCATAACCCTGGCGCGCACCTCACTGGCCTCACGCCATCGTTTCTTGAAAGCATGAAACTTTTTCAAATTCTTACGCGGATTAGCAACGAACTCTCGTAACTCCTGATCCGACTTACCCATCTTGTCACTGCGCTCAAGCAACAAATGCAACAAATCATCATCAGAAATATCCTCAGGCACAACGCGAGGAATACAGAGCATCGAGCGCAAAAATGAAATCTCCTTAGCAAAATCATCCGTATTGACAATCGTTTGAATGATTAACATCTCATCAAGCCGCAAATGATGTGTCTCACAAGCTGGGTTCACCTTTTTATTTAAAGTCTCTTCGGTCATTTTGGGAAAACCCATGCTGCGCATACGCAAAGCAACCACCCTACTACCGCCATCATGCGCATGAACCTTTGCGTGGATTACATCAAACAGGCTGCCACTCATGTCCGACTCCTCATAAAAAAAGCGTTTCAAAAAAAACCACAATCCTCTAACCTTATAAAACCGACCATACGGAACGAAACGTATGGCCGGAGTGCTTCACCAAGGGAGGAATAAAAACGGATTTACCGTCATCAGCCCACTTTTAACCGAATAGGCACGGTGAACAGCAAAAAACTTGATATTTCTATTCGCTACACTGACGACATGAAAACTTATGCAGATTTATTTGGTAAAAATACTTCCGGCTTAACAACTTTTAAATATCTAAGTTGTGGCTTGGGTATTCCTGAACCTTTACGCCACTTTGAAACCGCTTGAGGCGTGACTTCACATAATGCAGATACAGCAACAGTCCCCCCCATTAAGTCAATTAATCTGGAATGCTCTTCGTGCGCTTCTGAAAGGTTTGTATGTTCCATAACTCACATTGTAACCATAGTTACCATATAAAAGCAAATTATAGTTTAACTAATTTATGTAACTATGCTCACATGGAAACGATTGGACAGAGAATTAAGAAAAGAAGAGAAGAGGCAAAGGTGTCTCAGCAATACGTTGCCGATAAGGTAGGCGTTAGCCGTGTTGCTGTAACAAAATGGGAAAGCGGCCAAACATCTAATTTGAAATTAGGTAACCTTATGAGGTTGTGCAAGCTGCTCGATATTTCGGTTGAGTATCTGATTTACGGTGAAATAAAAAATGATGTAAAAAAACCCCTAAAATTCCTGTCTAAAAAAGAATTGGATGCGAGAGAAATAAACGAAGATTTACTTGGCCCAGAAATGACCGGTGATGATGTTACCGTTATTAAAAGTGTTGTTAAAGGTCTTAAAGTCAGCAAAACCAAGAAAGAGGAACAAGTTAAAAACGATGATAAATAATATCCATGAAATAAAGCAAACCTGCAAAATAGATGAATGCAAATGCAAGAAATAAGGATTACTGAGAATTGCTAGAAACCAAAAAGGGGCACTAGGCCCCGATCTGGCAAAACTAAGGCGTTACTTGCTTGAATTAAATATATCGGCACAAATTTAAATTAATTAAGAAAGTTTTCTAAAAAAACTCAATGGAATGAAAGACTGATTAATTGATACCAGGCGTGACAAATATCACAAAAGCTTTAATTAATAGACAAACATGCTGGTATTTATTATTGACAAATGTTACCTAAATAGAGTACTTTACGCTCGCAAAGAAGTTTTAATGAAAATTCAACTAAATTATCCAGTATAGGCTCCGTTGTTGAGCAGACAATGAGGTTTTAGATAAAAAATAAGTTGTTACAGAATTTAATGATAGCTGTCAGTAGCGGCAGTGATTTTTTAACAAGAGTCTACGCAAGGAACATTGGAATTAAAAAGCAGTATCACAGCAAGGAGGAAATCAACATGAGCGAGAACGAAGTAAAAGTAATTGTATTTGATAACCTCAGACAACGATCCAACGTTGTTGGAGAGGAGTATGAGAGTGTTAGAGTGAAGATAAAACCATTTAATGCAAGTAACGCTAAAGGCGTTCTACGCCAAATCTGCGACATGAACGAAATTAAAGACATCGCTATATCAGCGGCAAACAGCACAAAAATGATCATGAGTTCTAAATAAGAATCAAAATAATTACAAAAATGCTCCTTTTAAAGGAGCATTTTTATTATCAGGATAAGTTATGCCGCAATTTCTTTTTAACGATGACCCGCTACATGACACAGTCTTTGTGTTGAATTTCATAGACAACTACACCAAAGAACTGGGATTAGGACCAATAGAATTGGACACAAGAATTATTGAAAGTGTAATTAAGTCATGCCGGATAGACTTCCCTCATAAAGACGGACTAGACAAAGCCAGCGCTTTCAAAAAAGTATCCAACTTCATCTGCTTCTTTATCAGTGAAAGGCCAATCCTTAGTCCATTTGAAAACGGATTACTTGAGGATATTTCGTCAATAAACAATCACCAAAACGCAATAATTGGCTTCGAGCTTGCAAGAGCAGCCCTTCATAACTCAACAATTCTCATGAGTAGCAACGATATTGTTCTCATAAAAAACCCAATAAAACTTTCAAAGCATTCTTATATTGACATAATTGATGCCTTATCCAACGTCACGCCGGTACATCATTTTAAAGTTGTTTCAGTATTACTTGAACAACTAGTGTACAAAACGAACGAGAATTGCCAGTACAGCATTACAGCGTAGCCTAGAACCCACATAACCCCTCCAAACTCGCCCTAAGCGGGTTATTTATTTTCCACCAAACTTATCTAGCACCAAGCCTACGACGATTGACCGCTATCATACCTGTTAAGCCTATACCAAGTAAAAGAAATACAGTCGGCTCGGGTATTTGCGCAAAAACATCGCCGCCTTGCATTGCTAAAATACGAAGTTCAGCTTCTGGAGGCCATAAAAATGCTGTTTGATAAGCATCAAATTGAGATTGGCGCAAACCGTTTGGGGCACCAAGAGAAAAGCCAATTCCGAGTGGACCTGTAGGAAAAGGGCCTGGACAAGGAAAGCCACTGCAAACAAGCGGAGAGCCAACTGACCAATATAATTGATTGCCACCAAAAGCATCAAGAAAAGAAGGTGCTTGTACTAATTCGTCAATTAGAAAATCTACTTCCGAACTAAAGCCGTTAAACCATCGGCTGGTTTCATCGGTAGCATCCCACCCCGTAACGCCAGCAACATTCAAATTGGTCAGCCAATCAACGGTATTAGCATAAGTAACCCGGCCGTCATTATTAGATATTCCGTTATCGAAAGCATTAGGACTGGCTGCGCTAGAATCTGCCAACCAGGTAATATTCCGCTCTACGTCGTATACAGCCTTACCGCCTAATCTAAGTTCCAATGTGGCATTTGCTGTTGTGGTCATAAAAATTGCAATAACCCCAACGCCGAGTAATTCTTTTACATTCTTTATATATTTCACTTTTTATTCCCCTTTTTTATGCGGCATTCCCGTTTATTTTATAAAGCAAGATTTATACCTTATTTTTACTTGATTGTTTATTAGGGAACTATTATTGGTGCGGTTAAGCTGCTCAAGGTGAATGTAAAATAAATCGACACTTTTAGTTTTAGTTATTAGGCCTATCCACCACACGCTTTTGCGTGTTTTTTTTCATCTTGATCTTTAAAATTAATCACCATTAATGTGTAACTATGGTTGACATTATCTTAAATCGTAACTATAGTTACATACATCAACACCAAAACACCATGGTTATTTTATGGCGCAGGTGAGCAACAAAATGTTGAGTCTCGTTTTAATGACTAAGACTGGAAAGGAAGATTATGAATAAAGTTATCACATTAATTTCATTAGTTTTGCTCGCATCACTGATGGCGACAAGCGTTAACGCAGGATCTCAGGAGAAAAGAAACCAAGATGTATTTAACCTGTGCATTCATGAAGTTTACCCGCCCATCGTAGACGCAACCGGGAAAGTGTTTTTTCTAAGTGCTTATATAACTGATTTCATGCAATGCCTAAGAAAAAGAGGATACCAACACCCAGAAGAAGAGGTTAAAAGCAATGAATATGACAATTTAGATTCTTGATAAGAAAAATAAGTATGAACGAAAACACCAGAGAAATTTATTTCAACTACAAGGCGGGAAATATGAAGATTTATAAACGGGATAACCAAAGGGTGACAGCGGCACTAGTACTAAATCACCCGGACGCCATAAGAAATCTTAGGGCCATGAACATAATTAGTGACGGCGATAAAGTAAGCCTATTAAGCCAGTCTGTGGACATAGTTAAAGAAAACGGCATCGGCTTAAGCTTCCCTGTGGGGCATTACGTAACGGTAGACGATTCAGGCAATATCTCTTGTTTTTCTGAAGCCTATTTCAAACTCACGCATGAGGAGGATCAGACAATGAACAATCACAGACACACACCAACCAAAGAAATACCCAGCCCAATTAGCGAAATAACACCGCCAAACAAAGTCTTCTATGACTTCAATCAAGGCATAGAAACCATTATCAAGTTCATAGACCTAGACCTGAATGACAATAAAGTAGCTGAGCACATCAAACCTGACCTGCGGGCTTTACGCGCAATTATTGAGGCATTGAATACGAATTATCCATTCACTGAAAACCCAAATAATGCAGACGCGATGGAACGAAAATTTCTCCGAGAAAACGCTTTAACTAACATTACCAGACAGATGTTAACTATTGTTGAAGATAACGTAAACGGCAAATACGACCAACCGCGAGCATAATCACCATGAACACCCAACAAAATATCAAAGCAACCCACTGGGGTTTTAACTTCGGAAATTTGGCGCCAAACATTAACACGGATAACGCGAGAATAATTGTTGAACCGTTGCCGAAGAATAAAAAAAGCAAACCACGTTCAAAAAACAGATTTTACCCAATCAAGAAAAAGCGCATTGCAATAAAAACGCAAATTGCAGTAATGCTAATGATGCTAAGAAGCCGTAAAAGCACGCGCCAAATGTATAACGCATTATTAAAAAAAGGCTTACTAACAGACCACAAAAACGCGGTATTTCAATTCTCAGGCTTTGAAGCAATCGCCAGTGAAGTACGCAATCAAATCTTTCCCGAAAGAAAAACGAGAAGGCAAGCAGCCGCAGAATTATTCGATCAAGGCAAAACCAGAGCGGAAATACAAGAAACCTTAAATGCAACAAGAGTGCAAATTTATGAAGCACTAGTCAGAACCGGAAGAATCATCCCATCGAAACTCTAAAGCGAGGAAAAACCATGATATTCGACCTAAAAAATTACAGTCCACCCAACCAAAAAACAGCAACAAACAACGTAATCGCCATAGCAGGAATCGTAATCCTGATACTAATACTAAGCTGGATGGAAGAACGTGACCGGCAAAGCTTCGAAGGGCAAATCAAAACCTCAGCTACGCAATGCGAGTCTGCGCAGATTTGATAACAACAAAATGATCGGAGAAGGTATGAACATAAGAGCCGCATTAAAAAACGTAATAGATCCAGGTCTTGCGCTTTTACCAGAAAAAATGAATACACCTGAATCAGTAGCTATGCTTTTAACAATTGGGCAGCAAGAATCAAGATTCAAGTTCAGGAGGCAAGTGCGTGGGCCAGCGCATGGATTCTATCAATTCGAATCTGGCGGCGGCGTTCACGGCGTATTAACTCATAAAGCATCTCGTCCATACATATATCTTATCCTGGAATCGTTAGAAGTAAACGAAACAGAGCTGTATGAATCAATTATCTACAATGACGCTCTAGCAACTGTATGTGCGAGATTGCTTCTGTATACCGACCCTCACCCATTGCCGGCATTAAATACCGATCCAGAAGAGTCATGGAGTTATTACATAAGAAACTGGCGGCCTGGCAAACCTCATCGTCAAACCTGGGATATCTACAGAATGAATGCTGTTAAATATATTAACGGATGATATAACAATGAGTGAAACCATGGCAACCAAAGAGCTGCGATATCGCCATTTTATTGTGAAAGTTTATGGATGGATGTTTGTTCGCCCAAGACGATGGTTTTTCCACAGGATGGTTTGTGCATCATATCCCCGCTGGAAGATTAAGAAAGAGGACTACTTTGGGTGGACGTTTCCTAATATACATTGGTACGTACTTTATATCACCGTGTTTAATTTTTTTACATGGATTCATTATGACGGGTGGCGACCTTTTTGTAATTGGGAAGGAGGATATCGCAGAACATACCCGTTAATAGCACGCATCATTCATAAGATAGGCTCTACAACAGCAGGATATGCGATAAGTGGCGGTGAATGTTTCCACTGTGGAAGTGAAGAAGGCAACCCCTCTGAACTAGCAGATGATGAATCAGGAACAACCTTTAAACTGAAAGAAACATGGTCAATTGGAACTCAGGAAGGCACAGATCATAGGTTTTGTGGAACAACTATTTGTCCAAATTGCGGACACGAGGGGTATTACGAAGATGGCTCGCTATGACAACCTAGACAAACTGCCAAAATCGTATGCCGCCTAATATGAGGACAATATAATGCAACCCCAAGAAATAGAAGCAATAGAAAAATTGACTCAGGCTCTGATAGATAATGCTCAGGTCATGACTCAAGCAATTACAGCACAAAAAACGGACGTAACGCTTGACGGTGATTTGTGGGACTCTAAGCAATGTGCAAAGTACTTGCGCATCAGTCCTGACACTTTCACGCAATACACTGCAGTTCTGCCAAGCTTCCCTAAAGTTTTGGATATTCCGTCTGCCCGTGGCGTAAAAAAATCAGGCCAACATAGATGGATTGCTGAAAAAGTTAAGACCTGGGCACTGTCTCACGAACGAAAAAAATAACATTATGTACGGAATAATTACGGAAATTATACCTGAAAGCCTTTATTTACAAGGAACATGGATTCCTCTTCTGGGCACCATCTTCATATACTACTGTTATTATTGAATTATTTTTATCTTTTTTTGAGGCAAGATTGGGAGTGATTCAATAACCATTTGAAATTCAATATAATTCTGATTCTAGTCCTGTTACCCCTCTTTTCTCACTTCTTTTTTTAAGTGTACCAAGAAGGCAAGATTCCTTTAAAATCAACAGGCTAAAAATTGTATGTATGCTAACACCCAAAACTTTTTCAAGGAAAAAGCTTTAAACTAGACGAACGTGGCAGTGTAAAATTTGGCCGTGAATTAAATGCCTTATAATGAAGCATTATACAAATATATTGCTTTCTGTGAAGGATAGTTTTTATGGAAAAGCCAACACCATTTATCAGCTACGCAAGAGAAGATATTGATTGGGCCAGGAAAATAGCCTCTTCACTTAAAAAGATTGGTGCACAACCATGGATTGACGAGGAAGAACTCCTTCCTGGGCAAGACTGGAAGTCACATATTTTAAGGGCTCTGAAATCCTGCTCACATGTAATTGTTCTAATATCCAAGAACTCCGTAAATAAACGTGGATTTGTACAAAAGGAGGTAAAAAAATCTCTAGAACTTCTAGATGAATTCCCTCCAGATTCTATTTTTCTTTTGCCTGTTCGTTTAGACAAATCTGAGCCAAAGTATCTATCGCTAAGCAAATTAAATTGGATAGATATTTATGATGAATATGATAGGGCTCTAACAAAAATTGCTGCGGCTATGGGATTAATATACCAAAAGGAAACAATAAGTATTAATTGGAAACGAAATACTAAGAGCTGGAGCTCGTATGAGTGGATGCCTGTTATAGAAGATAGAATTTTACATTTACTGACCAACAAAGAAATTACTCGGCGCTTACGGTTCAGTGAGTTGGATTTTTATTTTTATCCAAATGGTAAAATTCAAAGCGCTAGACTAAAGGACAGTCAAGATATTTATGGCATGAGTTTTGATATGGGTGACACAATATACTTTGATGAGGACGGTCGGATTGTTGGTGTTCATGCTTATCGTGGTGGTGATTAATTTTATGGAATACATACTTACGGCATGTCTAACTAATAAAGATAGATAATCTCACAATCTGGATCGGTAATCCCGGCTTTACTAATTAATTCTTGATTTAAATCTACAATATCAAATCACGTGAGAGACCCACATTACACATCTGGAGAAGGTTCAGGCAGTAGTCCAGTCAACGAAACAGATGCAGGAGATTCATTAAAACTCCCCTTGAGATTCTTATTCCATTCCTCTAAAACACTGAATAATTGGTTCAAGGTCTCTCCTTGGAGGCGCACCATCTTATACAGTCTTGTTTTCATTGCATTATTTTATCTGCTTTTGGAAAAAGAAAAGGAGTGACGCGACAACCCATTGAAATTCAATAGAATTCTGGCTCTAGTCCTACCAACCCTCTTATCTCACTTCTTTTTTTGGTTGTAGTCTAATCGTTTCACCAGCAAATCAGCTTCCAATATTTTCAAGTATCAGTACCTATCCTATAAGAAACTAAGCAGTAATATAAAAACCAAGCTGATAAATCTGGGTGCTATTTTCTGAAAAAACTTGCAAAATTGCAATACTGATTGGCTCGTCACAAAAAATGTCTCAAAAAAATCTTAATACTCAATGCGGTAATATTTCCGTTTATATGATATCAACAGTTACAGCAGTATCAAGAATCACTGTTCCTATGATGCCTATCTCGGCTGCGGTGAATTCATACACTCCAAAACCTGCATTAGCCCAGTTTCCAACTTGACCATTAGAAGTATTATCTAGATTGACAATATCACCTGCATTACCATGAATAAACAACGTATCAGTGGTAGTCTGCGCCTCATTAAGATTGAGTAGGTCGGTTAGATTTAAACTGATGGTGCTATTACCGCCATCATTGGTTAAATCAATGATTTCTATACTGTCAAGTTTCGTGTCTGCCAATGTGCGGAGATCTATATCTAACGGGACATCAAAGCGTAGCGTGTCAATACCCGTACCTCCATCAAGCGAAGCAAAAGTTAAATCAGAAACGGCCAGAATGTCATCACCCGCACCACCCCGCAGTACATCTGCGCCACTATTGCCAAGCAAAATATCATCACCGGCACCAGCCACTAATTGGTCGGCGTCACTGTTACCTGTCAACGTATCATTACCACTCGTGCCAACCGTTGCTGTCGAGCCCTGCCCTCCAAATACCACAAAACTGGCACCGCTTCTAAAACCATTCGGGTTGTCAAAATATGCCCCAACGATCAAATCAGCCAACCCATCGCCATTGACATCTCCAGCACTGCTGACAGAACTCCCGCTGCCACCAAAATCATTTGCACCATTAATCACAAAACCGCCGGTGCCATTTTCAATATCTGAGAGCTCTACCTCCGTACCATCTGTTTTACCAAACACCACAAAGCTGGTACCGCCATATCCTCCAAAAACAAAATCGTTATTTCTCCCAATATTTGGATCATGATCAGGCGCCCCAACGATCAAATCAGCCAACCCATCACCATTGATATCACCAGCATCGCTGACAGAACTCCCACTGTCATCACTCACACTTACGCCGTTAATCACAAAGCCGCCGGTGCCACTTTCAATATCTGAGAGTTCCACCTTCGTGCCATCTGTTTTACCAAACACCACAAAGCTGGCGCCGCTATCTCCTATAATAATGCCAGAATCGGTTTTTCTACTATTTGGATCATCACCAGGCGCCCCAACAATCAGATCAGCCAGTCCGTCGCCATTGACATCACCAGCATTGCTGACAGAACGCCCACTGTCATCATTCACACTTACGCCGTTAATCACAAAGCCATTATTGTTGTCATTTTGCTCAAGTTCTGAGAGCTCTACCGTAATTAAACTATTAACCAGACTTTGAACGCTTGCATTTGCTACAAGCAGTGATTCGTTGGATGCGTCAATACCGTCAAGCCATTCACGTGTATCTCGCGCCCCATGTGTGCTGTTATAACTATTGTCTAAATTGCGTTCAGCCAGCAAGTCGGTAAAAATATTTGCTGCTTCTGCACGATTATTCAGGGTCAAGCTCAATTCAGCATCAATCTCAGTCGTCAAGAAGGCGAACAATTTTGACCAGGAGTCAATGCCTTGTGCAAGAAAGTCAGTCGCAAGCTGATCAGCTTCGGGGTCAGTCAAATCTAAACTAAAGCCATTGCTGGCTATTGTTTGTAAAACACCGTTTACACCTTTTTCATTTTGCAACACCTGCTGCGTCATAAAGTCGTCAACTAACGGTGCGATCTAACTAAAGTCACCGGTTTGATCGCGCAATTGGGATAGTTGATCGCGCAGTGCGCTTGAGCTAGGGATGCCTGTTGCTAGCAGAATATATTTTTGAATGGTTGCAAGGGCGGTTTGATTGGGCATTTTGTTTGTTATTATGAAATAATGAGTTGGTGATCAGTATTACTGCAACTTCAATTTACATAGTAATAATCAAGATGCTTGTGTATGTGTTTGCCTACAAGTTAATATTATCATAGTCTTGGAAGTGAAATAATCACAGAGCAATATGCTATCGAGCGCATTTAAACTGTTTTATAGCAAATAATTTTGCATCAAGTGGAAGGGGTTTAAGGAAGCTTGTGAAAGCTAAATCATTCGGGTAATTGCTGTATTCGAAAATCTCAGGTTCAAGGCGCACTAGTGCTCCGTCTACTTTATATTGACGGGCTTAGCGACCCGGGAAGTGGTTGACCGTAAGGCACGTCTCGCTGGGAATGGCTAGCCCTTTTCAAGAGGCGTAACACAGCGGGCAAGTACTTCCCGGGTCGCCCAAAGGGAGCTGCCCAGATGATCCAATACTGCGTTGTGGTCTTTGAAAATGGCTGGTCATTTACCGCAGATCATGCCTAGTAGTCAGTCATGATGAAACACATGGATATAGGCGGGCCAATTTTCTTCGAGCTACTTGAGTAGTAAATCGCCAATTGACTGGATTAGCCTTTAAG